TGTGTATCCATATCATACATCATCACAAATACTCTTTCTTCTATACCTATTTGATTAGCAGAAAGTCCTACACCCCTATGATGAAACATGTTCTCTGTAAGGGTATAGGATAGTTTTGATCGATCCAAATTATAACTACACTTCTTTATCTTATTGTGCAGTAAAGAATCTTCTGATGGTATTAACGTCTTTATCATAAAAATTATTTAGATAAAAAAAGGGGTCGTTAGACCCCTCTTATTATATCGCATTAATAATACCTACTGGTATTGGTCTAACTATTTCACCAACTTTACATACTTCCAAATAGGTTTGAAAAAGATCTTCTTCAGCACTTAACCATCTGTTGCCTTTTTCAGATTTTTTTCTACCATCAATTTTCGTAAGATCAACTTTAGATCTACGAACATAGTAATTAGTAATCTTAACCAAACGTGCAACAGGGATAACAGTCATTTCACCCCGAAACTCACCAAGATTTTTTAAAAGTTCAGATGTCGTAATGAGCATTCCATTTTTCTCATCAAAATCAAATGCATTTTTGAAAAAGTTACGAACAAATTGTTCATAAGACAATCCCATCACTTTAGCAACAGCAATCAATCTCTTCTTAAAATAAAAAAGATATTGCGTAACTGATTGAATTAATCTACCATCAATATCTTTACAATCCATGTAATCACGAATTAATTGAAGTGCAAAAGAAGCTTCTTCCTTTGCTGTTGCTTCTCCCTTTTTACCTCCTGTATCAATTGCTCTTTGAACTGCCCAAGGTGCTTTACAAGTTTTTTTAAATTCGATATCTGGATGTAGATGATCTTGTCCAATTACTCCAATACCATGTGCAGTTATAAAATTACAGTATGCTAGTGCTTCCACATCACCTGAAGTAAAACCAGATAAAAGTTTTTCCTGTGGTTTTTGATCTGTAACATTATTTGCTTCAGTATGATGTCTCTCAGACTCTATTTTTATTTGATCTGCTTCTTCTAGTTTTTCATCAAGAAGAAGAATACGAGCAGCAATCAATGCACGAGGACCAATACATAAAAGACTCAAATCAACTCGGTGTTGACCAATCACTACATAAAATCTGTTTGCTTTTCTGTCGTAAACAACATCAATGATTTGAGCATCAATGTTGCTAAATCCGTTTTTCTTTGCTACCCAAAGAATCAAATTAGACCAATTAACTTTTCTATCATAAGAACGATCAACCCAACAAAGTGAAGAATTGATTAAAGCAAATACTGCTTTTTCTCTATGGACATAACTTTCAACTTCTTTCCAATAAGGAAGATTGGGAATGGAATCTATAGCTCCTTTTTTATTATATTCATCTAACTCCTCTTGACTAAACTTCTTCTTCAGTTCTGTGTCAAGATGTACGGGAATTCTTTTTAATACAGCCGTAGGGGCTTCCTGCTCCAAGAGCTGGCTTTCTAATGGTGTCATGGTTACTCCAATGAGGTGAGTTGTTGTTTCTCAAACGTAGAGGTTTTGAAGTTCTACTCGAAACGATTTGATTTATTTATACTATCACACTATAAAAATTTTTGCAAGCTACCATGTATACGGTTTTTACTAAACTCAACATAATCCTCATCAATATCATATCCAATATACTCCCATCCCAAATTAATTGCTGCTACTGCTGTTGTTCCTGTTCCCATGAAAGGATCAAGAACTGTTCCTGTAGTTCCTGTCAGTTTAAGACAATCCTCTACTAATCTAATTGGGAAAGTAGCAGGGTGTTTACCACGTTCTAATTTAGTTTGTCTTGTCTCATACGGAATAAACCAACAATTACCCTTATCTCTTAAGTTTGGTTTAACTTCATCAAGAGATTTACTATGACGGAGATTCTCTTTATAGTATTCATAGGGAACACCGATAGATAACCTATCAACATTTACATTACCATCTTTAGTAAAGTGGAATAGATGCTCCCATGTAGGACACAAATATCTTTTACTTTTAATTGGTTTAAAATGTCCACTAGTCTTACCATTTACATAAATGGATTTAACCCAATTAATATGATTCTGTAATTCCCAGTTATTTCTAATTGCTAGACCCACTTCCATTCCTATCCAAGGGTCTACATTAGAGTAACCCATATTAACAAAAAGATGTCCATCATCCTTAAGTATACGTTTACACTCGCCAAATATATCTTCTATCCATTTCAGATACTGTTCTCTTGGTTTCTTATCTTTATACTTACTATATTTAATATTCAGATTGTACGGTGGGGAAGTGACGACAGCATCAATAGACCTGTCATCCAATTTTTTCATTCCTTCTAGGCAATCACCCAAGTGAAACATATTGTGGTTGTAAGTATTTTACTGATTGTTTGAAATTACCAGATACTTCAATAATATTATCAAGATCTGACTTTAATAGTTTTAGTGAACTGAAGTTACTGTTACCAGTGTCACTCCAATTAGATTCTACCATATCATAGGGAACTATACAAGCAAAGTATTTTTCTATAATGCCATCTTCATTAGGTATGAACTTACATAATACATGCCAGTTGGTCTTCTTATAACCATTACCTGTCCATGAATTAGAATCAGATAAACTGTTCTTCCACTCAATTTCTGTTGTGTCGAGAGTGTAATCAAAACCTTTACCCTCTGTCACAAAAAAGTTATCAAGTCTTTTTCTTAGAAATCTTTCAGTAACCTTGTCTAAAATTGGTGACACATTTTTTGTTTTTTCTTGTGTCTGTCTATCTTTATAATATTCACGAAATGGAGTCTCATAAAGTTCCTCAAAAAGTGGAACTTTAACTTCATTCCACTCTTTACATATCTGTGGCATAACTTCCTCTAATGCCTTTGCTAGAAGTTCGATGTCTTTGTTCATAATAATATAATAACACAAAAAAAAGGGATGTCAAACGACATCCCTTTGGAAGAAATATAAGCGTCTCGCTTACATGAGGTTCTTAACAGCAACACGTCTGTAGTAACGGTTAGCATTAACGTTAAGAGTTCCAAGACCTTGTGTAAGACCTTCTGCGAATGGGTTTGCAACCAATCCGTATCTTGTCTTAAAGCCGATCTTAGGCTGGAATGTGTTCTCTCCAACTGCACGAACCATCTGTAGAGGAACGTATGGGCAGTAGAATAATCCAGCATCATAAGGTGAAGAACCCTTATAACCAACAACGTAGTACTGGTTGCCGTTTGCAGTATTATCAGACTGCAAGTTAGCAGAATAAGGATCGATGTATACTCTATACTTACCTTGTAATGTTCCAGCAAATGTGTTGCCAGTATCATCAACGTTAAGGTTAGCATTAAGAGCAGGAGTGTAATCTAATACACCAGCCATTGTTAGTGCAGAAGCAACGTCAGCAGAACAAAGGATAATGTTACCCTTTCCACGACGAGTTCTTTGTGCGATTGCGTTTGCATCACGCTCAATCTGGAATAGAAGTCCCTTGAATTTCTCAACTGACCATCTTCCGTTTGAGTCGATGTCTAGGTCAAAGATACCTGGAGTTGCAACGTTTTGAACAGCACCTTGTTCAGCAGTCTTGTAGATAGTTCTAATAACTTCTCTGTTGATTTCAGCAAGGATTTCAGTAGAGAGGATATTAGCAAGTTCTGCTTCAGCATTAAGACCATGAATTGCTTTAAGGTCTTGAGCTAGTTCTAAACTGTACTCTGCCTTGAGGGCTCTTGACTTCGCAGTCACAGTGACTTTCTCGATTGAGAATGCCATCTGGTTGAACTCATTAGCAGTACCGTTACCAAGCTTTTCAGCGTGGTCTGTACGCATACCTTGTCCAACTGTATACTGGGTTTGTGAACCAGCAGCACCAACTGGGTTAAGAACAGCAGGGTTAGATCCTGTCTGACCTGTTGTACCCATACCAGCGTTAACGTTAGTTAAGCCAGAAGTTAGGTCGTGTGCGTTGTTCTGTCCAGAGAATGCAGAGTTAACCTCATCGTAGAAGGTCTCCTCACCAGTATTATTCTTATATCTGGATCTCATTGCGAAGATAAGTCCAGTAGGACCACTCATTGGCTGAACACCAGCAAGGTCATAAGCGACCAAGTTAGGCATTGCACGTCTAATCAATGAGATTAGAACTGGGTCGAAACCAGCAACTGGACCTGCAGCTTCTGCAGAACCACTGAAACCAGGCTTTCCAGCTACTGATCCAGTATTGTTTGTTGGTTGCTCGGTGAGCATTGTAGTGCCATTTTCAAATGCACTTTGCTCTCTTAAAAATTTCTCTTGGTTTTCTAGCAGGACTGCGGTAACGGCCTTTCTATGATTATCCTTAATAGGGTCCATGCCCTCGTAATCAAGTAAAGGAGCCCACTTTTCCTGCAACTGTTCTGATTGGAACATTTGCTTT